TCCTCCAACTTCTTTCACCTCGTCTTCCATAGTCAAGGTGCATTCATACTTCAGAAGTAATGGCTTGAGAGCTTCAAGGATATCCTCGCAGTTTCTATACTTGTACTTGCCAAATGCATTGAATTGGCTCTTGGGAGCTTTTAGCTCGTTTTGAATTAAAATTAGTTCTTTCATCGTTTTAAGTGTTTATATTTTTCTAGTGTTTTCATTTCTGCGTATCGGTAACTAATCTCATCCCAATACAGCTCGAAGGTTTTAAGAATCTCTATTTTTATACTAGAGGGTACTTCCCCAAAGTTCTCTAGTATCCATTGCTCAATTTTTTCCTCTACCATTGTTAATCCAGTTAGTTGATACAAATAGAACCCATTGGTTGCCTAATCTCTTAGGCGGATACACCCATTCCTCAGGCCATACACCTGAGCGGATAATCTGGTGAACCCTAGTTGATTTTTCGGTAAAGCCCCGTAGTACACCGTACTCGGTGGCAGTCATCATTTCGTAAAGCATAGTCTTACATTGGCTTCTAGTTGTTCAACAATAAAAGGATCTAGGATGGCACAGATAACCCGATAGTGATCGGTAAACCGCTCGTTTAGGTCATCGTACAACTCCAAGGTGAGGGACTTGCCATTGCCAAAGAATAGGTCTAGGACAATGCCTTCGTTTTGGAAGGATTCGAGCTCCAGGCTAAAGCCTGACTGCTCAAGAATAAAGTGGTGATCTTTTAACATGATTGTGATTGTTTAGTGTGATGCTAAGGTACAAGAGTCTGCACAACAAATGCAAGGGAATTGTCAAAATTATTTTTGTTTTACACTAAGGGTAATTTTCTGGGCTAAATGGTTTTGTTTTCCACTAACACCCGAGCGAAATTTTGTTTTCCACTAGGGGGTTAACCTGGTTTTGTTTTCCACTAGGCCTATTTTTCCGCCATGTTTTACACTATGGGTCAATCCGCCATGTTTTACACTATGGGGTAGGGGTCGGCCGTGCCCATTCGTGCCCGTTCGGGGCTCGGCATGGCATGGGAACCTTGCTACCTATAAAGGCAAAGGAGGGCATTTTTAGGGCCGTGGTTGAACGATATATTTTTTTTAGTGGTGTTACATGGTCGAAAATTTAAAGGGCTGTAAAGGGCTTAAAATAGGTCAAAATTAAGGCTGTATTTTTTGCAAATTATAGGCCACACAATCCAATCCGTATTGGATCGAATAACCTAGTTTTTTAAGGTCTTTTTCAAGCTGTAGTACGTTACTATAGTTTTGTTCCTTTGCAATGTATGCAAACAGAACAGCCCGCAAATTTGCGGGCCATTGTTCAGGATATTCGAATAGGTCAAACATTTTCTGTAGTGTTTTAAGGTAAAGAAAAAGCCCTAATTAAAGGGCCTTATTTTAGTGTATCAACAAGCCTATTTTGTGGTTTTCAGTTATCCATTTTGTGGCTACTATATCCAAGTAGCTCGAATCCGTGTAGCCTTGTTGCTCCATTTCATCAACAGAATAAAAGATTTTAGAATGCCTTTCTTTTGCTTGGTCTATCAATTCATCCTTTGTTGATCCAAGGGAAAAAATAAGGTCAAAATTTTCGGGCAACTCAATACCACGAATAAAAGAATGAGACTTGGTGTATGCATAAAAACGGACGGACGGATTCAAACGGGCAATTGTTAGCCATTTTTGGAAATAGGACGGGCTGTAAAAGTCCCCTGAATCGTGTATACGGATATAAATTTGTTTATCCTTTTTAACCTTTGCTAGTTCGTTCGTTATTGTTTCAACAAAGTTTTCTTCTTTGCTTGCCTCATATCGTTTAGTCAAGGCCCTTTCTACATTGCCAAAACGATACATTCCTCTTTTTGCATAGCATAGCTTAAGGCAAGATCCCGCAAAAGGGCAAGTAATTTTCCCGCTTTTTTTATCGTTACCTGCAGGGATTGAAAAATTGAAAATCCGTACATTGAACTCCTTTGCTGTTTTCTGTAGCTTGGTGTTACCGTTACCTAATAAATTTTGAGTTTTCATATTCGTGTAGTGTTTTGGGTTGGGTTGATTAAATAAGTTTTAAGCCTAGCATATAGCCTAGGAAAAAGATAGGCAAAAGGGCAATAATGTAGTAAAGTACTAATCCGATTTTTTTAATAGCTTTTTTCATTGTTTCAGTAGTTAAATTCTATTTGATCAAGTTTTAAGTTAAATTCACTTTCCAGGCTAATTATTGACATTGAAACAAATTGGAAAGGCTCCAGATTTTTAGCTATTCTCATAGCTCCCCTCATGCTTTTTGCCTGGATAATTGTTGTAAAAAGGATAACTAATTCACCGTATGAATTTAGCTTTTTGTAGGTCAATCGGTAATTTTTCATGCTGTTTTTTGTTTTGGAGTTAGTGAATAAGTAAGGGCAAAAATCAAGATCGTGCCCGCTGAAATAATTAATAAGTCTAGCATTTTTTATAGGGTTTTGGTTAAACATTAAGTAAAGATATTACAAGCTTTTGTAACTTCAAAGCCTTAAGGGATATTTTTTTTAATATTTATTTATTTATTTTTTTAAACTACCTTTGGTTTGGTTAACCAATTTAAACCGATATTTTTTACAACTTATTGTAAAGCATGGAAAAGAAACAACGAGGCGGACCAAGGCCAAATAGCGGTAGACCACCAAAGATCCAAGAAATAAAGCTAATTGAACAAATGGACTCCCTTTGTGTGCCCGATAAAATTTGGGAAGCCTTGTTGATGAAATGCGCGCAAGGGGATACCAACGCTATTAAACTTTGGTTATCATATCGCTTTGGACTACCCAAACAGCAATTGGATATAACTAGCAATGGGGAAAAGATAGCACCGCCGATCCAATGGATAGGGAAAAATATAGCGATCGAAGCGGCAAAGGTTATCCAGGACTCGGACTACCTGGCATTGGATCACCTGGACCACCAGGACAAAGAAGATATAACTACATGAATACCAAGTCTATATACGTTTACCCGCATAGACGAATAAGCACCTGGGGGAGGGTATTGTCGTGAGTGTATGCAACAAGGTTGCAAAGTGGAATTCCCCAATTAACTAATTTACCCATGGGGGGGTATGTTTCTGAGTGTACAGGAATGAAACGGAAAATGGAAATCCCCAATTAATTAATTTAGCTATGATTCAACTTTTAGACGATTACAAGCCATTATTCTACGAGCAGCCTGACACGAGGTACTATTTGATTACGGGAGGAAGGGGAAGTGGTAAATCGTGGACTTTGGCTTTGTTTCTGCTGAACTTGACCTATGAGAAGGGCCATGTGATTCTTTTCACTAGATACACCTTGGTGAGTGCGTTTATTTCGATTATTCCAGAGTTCTTGGATAAGATTGAGATAATGGGAAAGATGAATGACTTTGATGTGACTCAGAGTGAGATTATAAATAAGCTGACTGGGTCGAAGATTCTGTTTAGGGGGATTAAGACTAGTAGTGGTGTAAACACAGCGAATCTGAAGTCGATTGCTGGGTTGTCGACATGGGTAGTGGATGAGGCTGAGGAATTGACAGATCCTGAGATATTTGATAAGGTAGACTTGAGTATCAGGGCGAAGGATGTTTATAATAGGGTTATATTGGTAATGAACCCGAGTTACAAGAGTCATTGGATTTATCAGGACTTTGTAAAGAATAAGAGAAAGGATACGACTTACATCCACACGACTTACTTGGATAATAAGATTAACCTGAGTGAGTCGTTTGTTCAGGCTGCTGAGAAGACCAAGCGAGAGAATAGGGCGAGGTATGACCACTTGTTCATGGGGACTTGGTTGGATGATGCTGAGGGGATGTTGTGGAACAGGGCTATACTAGGGAAAGCGAGGGTTGATGAGGCTCCGAACTTGAAGCGGATTGTGGTTGCTCTTGATCCTGCGGTGACTGCGAACATGAATAGTGATGAGACAGGTATCATCGTGGTTGGTAAGTGTAAGGAAGGGTTTGGGTATGTGTTGGAGGATTTGAGTGGCAAGTATTCTCCGAATCATTGGGCGAAGATTGCCAACGATGCAGCGTTCAGGTGGAATGCGGATTGTATTGTGGCAGAGAAGAACCAAGGAGGAGACATGGTGGAGGCTGTGTTGAAGGCACAGGGCACTACCACGAGGATTAAGCTAGTTTCTGCTACCAAGGGTAAGTATGTGAGAGCGGAGCCTGTGTACTCGTTGTATGAGAAGGGTCAGGTCTACCATGTTGGTTCGTTCCCGTTGCTAGAGAGTCAGATGGTTACCTTCGACCCTGATAAGGGGAAATCTCCAGATAGAGTAGATGCGTTGGTATGGGGATTGACTGAGTTGATGGTCAAGAACCGAAGTAATGGGTTCGTGTTGATAAAAGGAAAATTATTTAGGTAAAATTAGTACTTTTACAAAAAAGTGAGATATAGATGAATCTACTGAAAGCGTTTAGAACTAAGGATGCAGGTTTGCCTGTGG